AAGGATATTGAAAATGGAAACAACTAATGAAATAGTAGTGCCAGCACACTACAACCCTAATCAAATCGTAACCTATAAGATTATTGATTCTGATTCTGGTTCGCTACCAAGCGACTATACAAATTGGTATCCAACAGTAAAGGTTAGCGACCTTGAGTGGGAATTACACCAATACCGCAGAGAAAGCCGAGAACTTAATAGATATACTCAAAAAGTGACTATGTTAGAAAGTCGCCTACCTGATTACCTTGATATGGATTCAGAGGAAATCGTTGCTGATATTTGTAGTATATTTGGATTTAATCCTACTAAGGAAATTGAATTTGAGGCTACCGCCACAATTAGAGGAACAATATCAGTTCCGTTAGATGAAGTTGCTAACTTTGATGTTAGTGATATTGACTTAAATGTTTATGCTGAACTAAGTTCATATGACGGAGATGTTGATGTTGAGATAGATAATATCTATAAAGCGTGATAGTAGGGCTATCCAAGACCTGAGCATGTCTTAAAACTGCTCCACCTCAAATTTCGAACCGATCTTGTTTAATTTGTCAAGTTACGAACGATGTCCGATTTGCCCCAATTTACAAACTAAACTTGATTTTGTCAGTATCTTATGATAAACTTATTAAAACACTACGGAAAGGAAAAAAATGGCTCATGAATTAGAAACGCAAAATGGCGTTGCTTCATTTGCTTCTTTTAGAGAACCTGCTTGGCATGGTCTTGGCACAGTTTTCTCAGAAGAAAAAACAACAAGCGAAATGCTTGCTGCTGCTAATCTAAATAATTGGAATGTTAGATTGGTTGATGTTGAGATTCCAAATACCCTTACATCAGATAAGGCTTATCAATATGTTGTTCGCACTAACCCTACGGATAACACACAGACCGATGTTCTCGGTGTTGTCGGTGAGCGTTATCATGTTTTACAGAATGAAGATTTATTTTCATTCGGTGATAATATCCTAGACGGCGGAGGTCGCTGGGAAACCGCTGGTTCAATTCGTGGAGGGCGTGTAGTATTCGGCTCTCTTGCTCTTGAGCGTGAAACAGTATTAGACCCTAATGGTGTTGCGGATAAAGTAAAAACTTATTTACTTATCAACACAAGCCACGATGGCTCTATTGCTATTCAAGCGTCAATAACACCCGTTCGTGTTGTATGCGCTAACACTCTTAATCTTGCTCTTGGTTCTAAGCGTGGCAAGAACGCTATCAAGCAATCATTCAAGATTCGTCATACACAGACCGCTAACGGCAAGGTTCAAATTGCTCGTGAGGCTCTTGGTCTTGCTAATGCTTATATGGACGCTTTTGATGTTATGGCTAAGGCTATGATTGAAAAAGAAATTACAGCGCAACAGTTCAATGATATTGTTCTTGCTGCTTATCCTAAGCCTGACAAAGACGCAGCGAAAGTTGCTCTTACTAAATGGACCAATAAGGTTGATGTTATCAATGACATCTATACAGGTCAATTTAATGGAATGATTGCTAACACCGCTTGGGGTGCTTTCAATGCTCTAACTGAACGCCTTGATTGGCACAGGTCTGCTCGTGGTGGTAATACTGAGGCAATGCTCGCTGCTGCTTCTGGATTTGACCCAATGATTACAGCAGAAAAAAATCGTCTGCTTGGTATTGTAAAAAATACTTTAGCGATTGCGTAAGTAATCGCAACTCCTGAGTAAGAGTATAAACTGCTCAATTTTTTTTACAAAATTCCCAGGATCTTAAAATTTTCGAAATGAGATTTTTTTATTTTATTTAATTACGAAGGACTTGCCTTTTCCCTAGGTTTTTGCTATTATTAGTTTATGACCCTAAACGTAGAAATATATGAAATGGAATACTCCGTATCTCCTGGTGGCGTTGACTGCTGGGAAATGACTATTGGCAATAAATGCTATTCAGGTTTTAAGACTGCTGGACACGCATTGGACCACTTGCTAATTATGCACCCTTCTGATACATTTGACTTATCAGTGACTTCTCTTAACGCATACCACAAAGAAATAGAAGAGGTAGGGGCATAATGAAACAAATAACAATACAGTTTACATTTGATAATGAATATACTGAGGAAGAGTTTCTTGCCAGTATGGATTCATGGATAAATGATTTTATGGATACAAGCATGGCTGATAACATGACTTATGAGGTATTAGAGGACGTAGAATAATGTCTCGACTGTATACAATTGATGAATTAGTTACAGAGATCTATGAAGACAACCTATCTCATTTTGATGACAGGGATACATCGGATGACTGTGATTGTCATATCCATACTACTATTAGGACTATTGTGCAATATTGGGAGTGACTTGACATCCCCCTGACATTTTGCTAAAATTGCATTACGAACTCAACAGAAAGGACCCCCTGTGCCAAACTGGTGCTACAACTATCTTGACATATCAGGTGATGAAACCCTGATTGCAGATATAAAACGACAACTCAATAAGCCATTTGTAAAGGACCATGATTCATGGAATGCTACAACAGGACAAATGGAAGTATCTCAAACCGCATACTCAAATCCTGTATTTGCTTTTCATAATATCTATAATCATATTCAGGACGGTATCTCTGATGAAGAGTATCTAAAGCAACCTGACCATAGCCTACCATTAGAAGAATCTCTTATGTTCAAAGGCAACGGAGTATCCTGAGACTGAGTTAATGGAAGAAGATGAGACTTCTCTTGCATACCGTTTTAATACCGCTTGGTCTCCGCCTATTGAGGCTATAACTAAACTATCAACACAGTATCCAACTCTTAACTTTAATCTATCTTATGAAGAAGAAACAGGTTGGGGTGGCGAGGTTACACTGCTTAATGGTTTTATCACTACTGTTGAAGACTATGGTAGTAAGTGTAGAGATTGTGATTCATTAGATACCCTTGAATACTGTGAGAACGATTGTGGAGAAATCTGCAGCGATTGTAATTACATGGGTGAAGCAGACCTTGACTGTGTTGCGGAATGTGATATCCATAAAGTATACTTAGACGACGAGCATGTTCCTGAATACAGAAGGGTAGACAAATGAACCTAGAAACATTAATTGAATTTATCAAGATTACTATTATTAGTCTTGAGCAAGATTTGGACGGTATAGCAGAAGCGATGATTTTATTAGACCCTGCTTCTAAAGACTACACTGAATTAGATATAGAACACACTTACATAAGTGGACAAATCATGGGTATGAGATATATACTTAGTCAAACACAGGAAGGATAAAAATGGAAATAGCACCAACAACTCTGGACCCGTATCTGCAGAGACAGGTCGACCATGGTATCAGCGGTATTGATGTCATGCATGGCCACCTCAAAGTTTTAATGCTGGAGGCTGAACAAGAACTGACAGAGGCGCAGCGTATTGAAGAGGAGAACGACTTTAGTGACGCTATGGAATCTATGGAGCGTAAATATTGGGAGGGACAGGTAGACGCACTTGCTAATCTATATAGTTTAACATATGACCTGTCATTTGCCATTGCAGCCAAGGAGGCGACCAATGAATGAATGGATCCAGTTGACAATCCCATTAGACTTTGATACTATTAACACAAACCACAGAAAGGAAAATAATGAATACTAAAAACCTAACACTAATAGGTCATTTCGGAGTAGACAGCGGGCAAGCCATGGTTGGAGACCCTTGCTATCTTGATGAATGGAAACCATGGAATTCAGAGGAGGACAACTTTGAGGACCATGTAAATAAAGTTGGCGAGTATGGCTACCTTGGTGCCTGTAATGCTACCCTTGATAAAGGTTACGGAGAATTAGGAAATGGTTCTGCCGTTGCTTTCTCTACAGGCTATGGCGATGGATACTATCCTGTCTATGCTGAAATCAATGAGGACGGACGAGTTGCTAAGATTGTTATTGATTTTGTAGGAGATGATGAATAGTGGGAGCACGTTGTAACTTTGTATTTAAACAATCAGAGGACCACGCTGTGGCCTTATACAGCCACTGGGATGAGGACCATATGTATGAGTTGCTTGCAGCAGCCCTGCAGCATGCACGTCCACGTCTACAAATGGGGGACATTGCATATGCTACCCGTATGGCTATTAGTTATATTATTAAAGATTCTATTCTGGATGAGACTGGCTATGGTATTACAGCCATGGACCCATCAGACCAAGGCTTCTTAGACCATCCAATCACAATTGACCTCACTGACATGACCGTGGGCAGCGGTGAAGACTGGCACAATATTGAAGACTTTATTAATTATAATCTTGTGACGACGGTCACTAAATAAAAGAGGGTTGGGTCCCCTCTTAATAGGAGGGCAGGTCCCCTTTCTGACTTGCCCTCCACATCTTTTTCTGATACACTGAGGAGTGTTTATGCGTATATCTAAAGCAATGGTGCCCGAAGAACGGGTAGCCAAAAGAGTCAAGGCTATAGTTGAAGACCTAGACCTAGACCTAGAACAGGCTGGCATAATGATTGCTAGAACCCTTCCACACTTGACTTTCACAAGATTAAAGTATATAATGGAAGTTGCTAATGATGAAAAAGAAATGATATTAAATCCGCAAATTAGACAAGATAGGTGGCGACAAGGTGGACTATGGTAAAGCAGTAGGTATCCTAAGATACTTAAAAGAAAATGAACTTGACATAGTAGACATAGAGTTTTTGCCATCAGAGTTTTTTATAGAGTTTGAGGAAGGACTACAACTTGCCGTATTTGTTGATGGTGGTTGGGCTAAACTAACTTCAGAAGGAAAAGTAGTTATTGACTCAATTTGGGGAATACTTTGTGCTCTTAGAGATATAAGCCCCAATGTTATGTATGATAACCTGCTTGACTTTTTTAAGGCTCAGGCAATAGATGCTGAAGTTGTCCCTATTGAACAGGGCAAGAAAAAGAAAAAATCTAAATAATCTTTAGACCGCTGCTGCGGTTCGATCTTTCTTTGTGTATATTAGATTACGAACCATTATATTTTTTCCCAGATTTTTAGATTACGAAGCCCATTGTTTAAGCCCAGGGGATATGGTAAACTAGATCTATGACTTTTGAAACCAAGTGTGACATATTAGGGCAGTTCTGGTTTGAATTTAGAGATGATGAGAAACTAAAAGACTTTATCGAATACAACGATATTGGTTTGCCACTAGCATGGTTTATATCCACACATGTTGTTATGCCTACCTCGATGGCAGAAGAGTATGTCAACGAAACCTTTGATCTCTTTATATCTGCATTTGAGATTTCTCATGAAGAAGCAGATCTATTTACAAACCTTAATGATCTATTAGCCTATGTTGAGGGTAGAGAATAACAAACCATAATATGGCCAAACCATAATAAATGATGTTATTATTGATATATGGCCAGACATTTCTATAGACTCAATAATCCAAAAGCAGCCAAACAAGAAGACATTGGTTTGACTAATGCCTTTGTAGCCTTTACTCATACTATAGGTCTTAGTAGGTTCTTTTTCTTTATCCCGCCGCTTTTTGGCGGGCATCAAGAGCGGCCTATTACGAGCGGGGATCAAAAAGATTACAAACCCCATCACAAAAACCTCTATAAGTAAGTAACAAACCATATTTCCTGGTTTTCTGGTTTTTTAAAACATTTTAAAACATAATAAAAAGTATTACGAACTTATTGGATTTTTTCCAGAATTTTGGGCAAAAAAAGATTACGAACGCTATTGACAAACCCCCATATTTAGGCTATAATGCCCAAACCTTATATGATGGTTTGACAATATCGGGCATATATGGTATGAGGGTTTGTGAGGTTTGAAGATATAGGGATGTAAGGTTTGGCAGCGACATTACGATCCCGCCTTATAAAAACGTTCCATCCTCCACTATCCTCCACTTTACTCCACTTCTACTCCATATAGAAATAATATCAGTAAGATTTATCTGTGGATAACCTGTGGATAACTTCTATATTCAAACCAATATAGATGTGTCTAACCTGTGGATAACTCTGTCTTTTCCCATCCACACTGTTGACAATAATAAACTATCTTCGTATCAGATATCCTAGTATAAACCTGATGTAAATGCATTGGGCTATTATAAAACCTTTTAAGCGACGGTACACATAAAACCACCTTTGGTCCCATATGGGATATATTCTACTATGGGGGATAATGGGGATACTTTACATCCCCTCCATTTTATCGGGGATATAGATATATTAACCCATAGTGCTCGTTTAGAGCATAGGGGGGTTTGTATTTCTATTTTCCGCCGAACTTTAGCATAACTCATGATACAATCATAAATAATGAGCAATTTAAGAACTATAGAATCAGTTTCAATATGTACATATCCCAGATCTGGTAGCGTTTATCTGTCTAATTTGATAGTAGCCAAAACTGGATATCAATTTCCTAAATATCATTATTTTGTAGAAGGTACCATTATAGTTGTAGTCAGAAATCCTTTAGACTCAATAACATCTGAAGCAACAAAACTTTCTCATTATGATGAATTTTATAAGATTTCTGACTTAATCAAAAAATATTCTGGTTTTTATACAGAGTTGTTAAAAAGACCTGCAATAATATTTAAATATGAAGATTTGCTACAGAATCCTGATGGCATTATCAAAACATTAATTAAAGAATTGAATATAACTGAAATAAATGAAACCCCATTTGAAGAAGTTCAAGATAATATTAGTGAAAAACATATAACAACCAGCACTAAGTCATCACACTATGATCTTGTTAAAGAAAAGGTCAAAGAATATGATTTAAAAGAATTAAATAAATTATATGAACAAGTAAAAAATAAAGCATTAAAACCTTAAATGAAGTGTATAATATAAAAATGGGTTATAAGATAAATGGAAAAGACATAGGACATGATCCAGACTCTTTTGATAGGTCTGATGCTTATAAACAGTATTTTGAGAGGGTAAGCAATAATAAAGAAAATATCATAGTTATCAATAATTTTTTAGATTATCAAACTTGTGATGAATTAATAAATTATACAAAAATGTTTAATGGACAGAAAATACCTTGTCAATGGGATGAAAATGGACAAGAGTGTAATTGGTTTCAAGTATTTAACAGCCCTCCAATGCAAAGTTTTGCATGGCTTTTTGACAAAGTTGGTGCGTTAATAGAAAATTCTTTTTCTGTAAAAATAATACCAAGACCAAATCAACCAATTTGTGTAGTGAAATGGGATGCAGGAACAAGTTTAGGAGTTCATGTAGATGACATCGGTAATCCAAATGCAAGTCCTTTAGCCAGCATTATATATTTAAATGATGACTATGAGGGCGGAGAATTATATTTTCTAGATCATGACTTATTAATAAAACCTAAAAAAGGTGATTTGATTTATTTTCCAGGAACGTATAATTTTGCTCATGAAGTCAAAACCGTAATATCTGGAACAAGATATACAGTACCATTGTGGTACGATATAGTATAAAATATGAATGATGCCTTGAACATTGTCAAAGATTGGGCAATAGTTACAGTTCCTCGTACAGGAAGTCATTATCTACAAGAAAGACTATTTGTACATACTGGACATGTAGTGCTAAAATATCATGAACCTAAACCTCAGACTTGGGGTTATGCAATTGGAGGCCTTCTAAATAACAATGCTCGTTTTTGGAGCGGGTTGGAAATAGGTCAACTCAAAATGATAACCATAGCCAGGGATCCAAAAGATTTACTTATATCAGACATTACTATGGCTATAAAGCAAAAACATAGAAACTTTGAAGACATATCATTATTACAAATAAAAGATATACAAGATAGGGCTAACCAATATTGTGATCATTATACAAAACTATCAAGCCAAAGCAAAATAATAGTAGACTATGATCAACTAGTGTCTTATCCATTTGAAACAACCTGTCATATAGCAAATTTATTAAATATTAAAATTATAACAGAAAAATATAAAACTAAACTAAAAGACTATAAGAATGGTTATATGGTAAGTAGTAAAAATGCTTCAGGCTATGATGTTATCAAAGAGGCTGTAGGCCAAGTAGATTTGTTTAAATTTTACGAGGCATACGATAAAATCAAGTCTAAGTGTATTTCTTTATAGATTTATTGACCAAACCAATTATCTTTCTTTTGGTTATTTTTGAGGCATCAAATGTCTCCGTATAGCCCCCATATGGCATGTCTTCCTTATGTAGGTAATAGCCGTATTTATCCCTTAGTATTTGTAGTACTGTAGATTCTATTCTTCTACATCCCCGCCGATCTTGAAAATACCAATATGCCACTAATTCCCACCCCTTGGCCCTATGTTGGCGAAACCTTCTACCTGTGATATCCCCCACACCTACCTTGATGGCATGATATTTTTCATGATAAATCACATATAGAATGGACATAAAGGTATTATATAATGGGTTTGCCATGTTATCTCGTGAGTCCAAGATTGATTCTATAGTTGAAATTATTTATGATCAACTTAAAGGAAAACACAAGGATAGGTTGGCTAAGCAATTGGCAGAAGAAATATTGGATGCCATAGAAGACGAAGCCCCTACTTGGTATGAGCATGGATAAAGAAAAAATAAAATATCTTTGCTACAGTTGCGGTGTTATATTTATGATAGATATTGATATTAAGGACAAATGGGAACATTGTCCAACATGCTATAATAAATAAATGGAAAAAGCAAAATGTTATTATTGTGACGAAGAGTCAAAATATACTCAGCCAGGAAAAAATACAGGCAAGATTATAGACGTCTGCGAAAAACATTTTGATTTTAAACATTGGGGATAGGAGATAATATGAATACAGAAGAGTGGTCAAGAGAGACTAAGCAGAAGGTTATTATATCTGTTATGGTTATTCTAGCATCATTAGTATTCTTTGCCCTTATCTAATGAAACAGTCTAATGACAATAAGTCAGAAACGCAACGTAAAAGGGCTGAAAAAAATAAAAATCGTATGTCTGACAAACCATACCTATCTAAACATGAGAGATGGGAATTAAGAGAAAGATTACGAATAATATCTGAAAGTCTATCAAAGTTTTAAGGATGAATGTAAATAGAATGAACATAAAAGATAAGATAGATAATATATTATTTAAAATTGGACAAGAAATAAAGATACATAAAATAAATTCTGATAATACTATTATTGAAATAGATTATGACAAATATTCTGATGAAATTTTAAAACTTTTTGAAGAATATAAGGATATCTAACTTTACAATTTTGTCGGTTTAGTGTATACTAAAAGTATGAATGGAAAAATTGTTATTTGTCCCGTGTGCAAAAAAGAAACAGAAGTGCGTTGGGGTATTTTTGCTCATGATACACTAAATAGACATATGAAGGAGCACAAGTGACAGAATATAAGTTTGATGATCCAGACAATGAAGGCTATGAGATTATTGTTCCTAAAGAAGTGGTTAAAAGCATACTCATAAAGCATTATGCCAAAACCTTTTATTGGGCAGTAGGATTATTTTCATTTATAATTGGATTTTTAATAGGAGTAATTGTATGAGTAGAGAGCCAGTAGAGTTTGCAGAATTAGAAAAATCAGTTGTTGTTACACTTAAAACCAAATGTCCTGAAAAATATTTGTTGGTAGATAGACAAACTGGAGATGTATTTGTTGCTAAAGAAACTGGAGAATGGGAGTTAGTTCGTGGGGGTCCACACAGACATGTACGACGATGATAGTTTAGAGTGGGAGTCAGTGAGAATTGATAACTCCCGTCCACCATTACGATGGCTGGCAAATTTAGCAGGACACTTTGCATCAAATGCTATGATGCGTATGTTTGATAGAGAAGAAAATGGCATTGATTCTTCTTTTGGATATAGAATAGATGGATTTATTTGGGAAAAACTTTGGCCAATTTATGATAGATGGGGAACTTTTTATCATATGAAAACAGAAATAGAGGAATAACAATATGCCATGTGGCTGTGGATTTTCAACAGAGTATCCAAATTGTAATGGTACTCACAGTGTTGTTAAGCAAGTTAAAGATAAAATAACTGAAGCCATTGAGGCTATTGATATTTCAGATGGTAAATTAAATGGTCTTGGTATGAAAATTCTTGTGTTAGAGGCTATCAAAAAAACTAAAGGCGTGTAATGATTAAGCCACCTTGGAGTGCCATTAGATGGGGCTATAAGGCTGTTATAGACCAGATCGTAAGTGACTATAGGTCTTGCCCTAATGTTGTTGAGATTAACAATAAACTATACTGTTATACCTGGTATAGACATGATGATTGTGTAAGAGTAATGAATATTCTATATAAGATTACGAAAGATGATTTGTATACCCTGCCAGAAATGAGGCCTGCAGTTAAAGAGGCTTTTGATGAAATGCTTGCTGATCCAGATACAGTAGAAATATTACGAAGACTTGAAGACAACGGTATTTGACAATCTACCCTGCCCTGTTCTATAATTAGTATACAACCTAAACAGAAAGGCTTTACAATGAAGAAACTTATCGCTATTATTTTTGCAATCTCTTTGATTGCTCCCTCGCCTGCTCAGGCAAATGAATTTCTAGAAAGGTCAAATTTACAGCAACAAATAAATAACCAGTACGCTTTGTCCCTTAATGCTGCAAACGATTATCATTCTAAAAATGTTTTAAGTATTCAAAATAATTATAATTCAAATCTTCAAAATATTAAAAACACTGCTGGCGTAAAAGAAACACAATCTATTGCTGATTACCAAAATGCAATGTTAGAATGGAAACAAGTTGACCAAGTTAAAATAGTAAAAAGCATTGACATCGTGAAAGATACAGGATGTAAACCAAGTTCTGTAGATAGATATGGTGTAGCGCAATCAAAAGATTGCGTAGTCGACGTTAACATTTTAAATTCAAGAAGTTCAAATGGTGTTAATTCTTTAATCAGACTTTCTACTCAAGATGGAGGAAGGAGGGATCTTGGGCCTACTGGTGCTCCTGTGGGACCAATACTTTCTGGAGAAGCCAAAGACAGCAGATATGGTCATTTTGGCATTCCTGGTGGAGATAATGTTATCTATCAGTTAGTTGCTGGCTGGAATGAGTGGGAAAAGCCAAACTGGATAGACTTTAACTGGGACTTTGAGTGGGAATATTCTCAAGCAGGAATGAGATGGGAAGTTCCTGCAAAAACAATTCTATCTTTTGATTTAGGATGGATATACCCTGTTAAAATTGACGGAACAAGAATTCCATATTCAGAATTTAGTGCTGCCAGGAATAAGGTAAAGACATCTTATGCGAATATGCTGTCTGCTCAGGCTAACCATAAAAAATTGGTTGCGTCTGCAAACGCTGAATATTATACGCAATTGTCAAATGCTGAAGCATATAAAAAATCTTTGATTGCAGATGCAGAAAGAATTAGGTTTGAAGCAGAATCTTCAATTAAGTGGGTTGATGATGCGAATCAAACATTAAAAAATTATTTTCCAGACAAAATTAAATCTGACTTGATGAAAGATGGATATTTTAAACCATTAAAGCCATTTTATTATACCTCAAAAACTGGAAGGTATATTGTAAGTGCTACACAGATTGATAAAAATACTGTAGTTGCTACTGCTGGTCCAGAGTATAAAAGATATAAATATGTCTATACAAAAAAAGAACAAGCCGATCACATGCGTATATCCAATAATCTGTTAAATCAGCAAACAAAAGTATATTACCAAACAATTGACCAAGCAAAATTTCAGGGATATGAAGTAAACTGCAAAGCAAAGAATCCTTGTCAAATTTCTTATAAAAAGAATTAATAACAATGACTAAGTTTGCTGCATTTATATTTTTATTACTAACATCAATAATTTGGGTTCCATTATTTTTAATAGTGTTTGCTTGGATTGTTGGATCTATATCGTGGGGTACGGTATTGGGAGTTACAATTTTATTTACTATAATATTTTTTAGTCAAAAAGGACTATAAAAATAAGGAGCAGTAGCCAAGTTGGTCAAGGCCCCGAACTCATAATTCGGCTATCGTAGGTTCAAGTCCTACCTGCTCTACAAGGTTCCGTTTATAGTTAGTTCAAATCCAATCAAGGTTGTTTACTTGACTTTGTTGTATCAAATCTGTATAATAATTATATGAAAAAACTTTTATCAGTATTTTTATCTTTATTTTTAATTTTATCTATACCCTTTTCCAATGCCGTTGAATTTGGTCAAGATGCAACTGGTGATCCAAATGCTGTCAAAGTACAAGGCGTAACTTCTGGTTTTCTATATTCTGAAAGAATTGTATTTACCGTTGCTCACTTTCTTGACTCTATGAAAAGTGTTGAACAATGGGAAAAAGATGGGTTTGTTTATGAGCCTGGAATTAATTCAACTATTGGAAAGAAGAAATACAAAGTTAAGAAAGTTCTTGTTGCACCTACATACCGACCAAGGATTGGCAAGGATCTGACCCGTATTGATGACTTTACTATTTTGATATTAGAAGAGGACTTGCCATTGAAAAATACAGTCAAAGTTGCAACAAATGCTGAAATTCAATCGTTTTTGAAGAATTCATCAAAGGTTCAAATGGTTGGATATGGATTGCAGAACCCTCAGCAAAGAATTAACCCTAGAACTGAATACCGTTCACCACATCGGATGGTCGGTAATTTGGTAGATAAGTCTCAACTTGAATCTTTTTATCGTTTAAATACTTGGCACATTCCTCCGAATCAAACAATTTTAGATTTTGGAGTCTCCCTTTCTCAAACACTGGGATCGATGTGTGATGACGATTCAGGTGCAGGATTTTTTGTAGAAATTGATAAAACAAGGTATTACTTGGGAACGGTAGGTGGCTTGGGATGGGCGTTACCAAATTGCAGAAGTGATAGATCTCAATCGTTTGGCGTTGGAGGGGGAATGGCAGGATTTACACCCGCATATAGATTCTTGGATTTGATTAAGACTGCAGAGAATATTGTTGCTGAAGATAAAAGAAAAGAATTCCTAAAAGCAGAAGAGGCACGTCTGGCTGCAGAGTTGAAAGCAAGGCAAGAGGCAGAAGCAAAGGCAAAGGCTGAGGAAGAAGCCAAAGCAAAGGCCGAGGAAGAAGCGAAAGCGAAGTCTGAAGCAGAGGCCAAAGCAAGGGCCGAGGAGGAAACCAAAGCCAAGCAAGAAGCGGAGGCAAAGATAAAGTTAGAAGCCTCAAAGAAAAAAACTACAATTACTTGTGTCAAAGGAAAAATAATTAAAAAGATAACAGCAATAAATCCTAAATGTCCTAAAAACTTTAAAAATAATAATACGTGATAGAATATATAAATGAATAAAAATATGTTTGATATTTCAAATTTTTATACTTTTAATAAAAATAATGATGATTTTTTAATGAATTTTTCAAAAAATACAATTTTCGGACGGCATAAGGATTTATATGTAGAAATGGTTCCTGGAGAACAAAGAGAAATTTATAGGTTTAATAAAAGATCAAATGGAACAATTGATGAAGAAAATATATATAATATTAATGAATTAGGGCTAAGAGGTTTGAATTATCAAAACCCTGAAATAGTTGCTGTTGGTTGCTCCATTACTTATGGAATGGGCATTCCAGAAGAATATACCTGGCCTATGTTTTTATCTAAAAAAGTTAATACAGAAATTTTAAATTTTGGAATCAGTGGATATTCTATAAGTTTACTTTGTCAAAAAATAATAGAATATTGTTATTTTAATAATCATTTTCCAAAAAATATTTTTTGTTTTTTCCCAAGTCTTTTTAGAACTTTTAATATTAACCCAATGCTAGGTAAAAAAATAACAAATAGTCTATTTATAAAAACTATAAATCCATTAGTTAGAGATGATAAAGAATTTATTTGGCATTTTGAGAATAATAATTTTGAATACGAAGAAAAAATAAATCCATCAATACATAATACAATTTTTAATTCAATAAATAGTATTTTTATTTTAGAAAAATTTTGCATAGATCATAATATTAATTTACTTTGGACAACATGGAATCAACCTTCAAATACTTTATTAGAAAAATTAAACAGTATTCCTAATTTTAAATTAGAAAAATATAAAAAATTTGACAATATTTCAAATAATAATTTTGAAATAAAATGTAATTCAAATCATGACAATAATTTATTTAATCACAAATGCTGGAGCATTGGATCTGATTATTTTGTTGTAAATGGCAATAAACTTAAAGACTATCAGTCTCATCCAGGAATTCACTATCATTATCATGTTGCAGATTTTTTTGCAAAGGTGTATAATAATTAAATTGGTCTGTAGTTCAGTTGGTAGAACACTCGACTGTTAATCGAGATGTCGCAGGATCGAGACCTGCCAGACCAGCAATGGTATAATGTTACATGAGGATAATATGTCAATAAATAAAATCGTAATTGTTGGCGGGGGATCTGCTGGCTGGATGTCAGCAGCAACTTTAATAAAAGCATTTCCAAATAAAGAAATAATTGTAATAGAATCTAAAGATGTTCCAATCATCGGTGTTGGAGAATCCACATTGGCTGGGATCAAAAGATGGACAAACTTTATAGGACTAAAAGATAAAGATTTTTTAAAGGCTACCGATGCTACTTATAAGTTAAGTATAAAATTTAATGATTTTTATAAAAAAGATTCTGGTGGTTTTCATTATCCTTTTGGCACTCCAATGATAGATAAAAATAGAAATCCATTTCAAGACTGGCATATTAAAAAATATATCTATCCAGATACACCAGTAACAGATTTTGTTGAATGTTTGTTTCCAGCATCTGCATTATTTAATCAAAATAAGTATTGTCCAAATACTGATAATAAGTTTGATAATTTTGATCACAATAAAAATGTAGCATATCACTTTGATGCTGTTAAATTTGGAAGATGGCTTAAAGAATTTATATGCTTGCCTAGTGGAGTAATTCATATTGAAGCAACTGTTACTAATATTGTTAAAGATGATAAAGTAGGAATTAAATATCTAGAATTAGATAATAAACAAATTGTTGATGCAGATTTATTTATAGATTGTACAGGATTTAAAAGTTTGTTATTAGGTCAATCTTTAAATGAGCCATATATATCTTTACAAAATTTAATTCCGAATAATGGTGCTTGGGCAGCCCAGGTTCCATATAAAGATAAAGAAAAAGAAATGGAGTCGTATACAAATTGTACGGCACTAGGAAATGGTTGGTGCTGGAATACACCATTATACTCTAGGCTGGGAACTGGATATGTTCATTCAACAAAATTTATTACAAAAGAACAAGCATTAGATGAGTTTAAGCAATACCTAATGTCAGATAAAATGGTAATACCTCGTACAAAAGAAGAGGTAGAAAAATTACAGTTTAGATATATTGATATGAAAATTGGTATTCATGAAAGAACATTTGTAAAAAATGTAGTGGCAATAGGTATGGCTGCTGGCTTTATTGAACCTCTAGAATCTAATGGTTTGTATACAGTTCATGAATTTTTGTTTAAATTAGTAGATATCTTACAAAGAAATGATATAAGTCAATTTGATCGTAACATGTATAACTCATCAACCAAAAATATATTTGATGGTTTTATTAGATTTGTATCTTTACATTATTTACTTTCTCATAGGGATGATACTGAATATTGGAAAGGCATTAAAGATGGAATTATAATTGATGTTGAAAAAGAAATGATGGATCATTATTCTGATGATCATAATGCATTTAATGATTTAGTACAAAGATATATGGTTAGTTTTCAACATCCTATGGGAATTGCTGGAATAACTTATATAGCAACTGGAATGAATTTGAATATGATGAATGAGGCCAGGGCAAAAAATGAATACTTTTTATCAGGAATTCCTCTTGAACATACAGCCTATCAGGCTAATCTATTATGGGAATCAAGAAAAGAAAAATGGAAAAATAATGCAAATGATGCACCATCACTTTATCAATATTTAAAAGAAAACTTTTTTGACGGAAAAGAGTAGTTGCGATACTATATTTACTATTGGTCCGTTAGTTCAGTTGGTTAGAACGCTACCCTGTCACGGTAGAGGTCGTGAGTTCAAGTCTCATACGGATCGCTTTATTTATTCTTTTTATTATATTCTCCATATTTACCAAGAACTGCTTTAACTGTACCGTCTTTGCGAAGACGAACAACCATACCATTTTTAATTTGTAATGGATTAAAAGCGTGAGACTTTTTATATTGTCCAGATGACATTCTTATTTTTCCTGACTTTCATATTTATTTTCACTTAAATATTTTTTATGTGTTTCAAGCCCGACTGGCTCAAGACCATCTTCTTCAGGCCATAGTTGCATCGAATCTATATACGACCAATTTTTGTAATTTGGCTCAACATCTATATCATATGTATACCAACTTGGCATAGTGTATCTTATTCCTTTAGTAATTACTTCTACAGTGTGTAAATATTCCATATTACCTGGGAAAAGTATCATATCCCCAGCCCTTGGTTTAATTTTTAAATTATAGTTTGGGAAAGTAATCTCTCCACCTTCGTAATCATCATTTGGATACATTAAAACAGATACGTTATATTTAAAAAAATCAGCAGCAAGTGCGGGACTTCCGTCTGGTTTTTGACAATCACAATGTAGTTTAGAATTCATTCCTTCAACCCATTTAACAAAGTGAGTTGAGTTAACGGCATCACGTTTTACTGGAATATCGTATTTTTTTATAAAAAGTTTATCTATCTCTTCAAATATCTTTTCTTCATACTTTACTAATATTTCATAAATTTCTAAATTTTCTTTTTTTATTTGTTCTTGTCTTATGTCTTTTCCACCCATAAATTCATTATCATTTTCATATTTTTTTAAATAATTTTGTATTTTAACTAAATCATCATTTTCTATAAAGTTATTAATTAAAACTATATTTTCTTTTTTTGATCCTAATCTATCAAAATAATATGTATATTTTTCCCAATCTAATTGACTCATATTTTTTCCTTTGATATATTTAACCTTTTACAATATTTGAAGCGTTGTATTTCCACTACCACGCTTTCTACTCTTCTTTTCAATAGAATTAAAGGTATCGGCAAACAATGCTTTATCTTTTTCTGCATTTACTATGCGACGTGACCATGAAAAGCCTGCATCTCCGCCCCATGCAAGCCACATAATATATCCATTAGATGGATTAGATTGATTTGCCCAGTCTTTACCCTTCTTATCTACCTCATGGCGTGAGAAATAAGAATACATTCTTTTAACAGTACTGAGAGATAGGGTTTCTCCTCTTGCTAACTGCCCTGCACGAGTCCAACCTACTGATGTTCCAGCACCTTTTGCTTTACCCTGCTCTTTAAATTTAATTGCTTTACGTGCTGCTGCACGAGCACCTGCTGGTGGAGAATATCCTTCAGCCTTAGATACTGAATCTGTTTCATAAACCACATCATCAGAATCTTCCCAAAGATCATCTGCTTTTTCTGCAGGTACACAATTTGGTACTGGCTTTCCATTTTCTCCTGGCTTCATTCCACGCTGAACATATCCATCCCAACATGGTGCCTGTTTAATTACATTTGCACAACAATCTGATTTCATTTCTCCAGATTGACATTGAGGACATTCTTCACATGTAACATTTAATTCTTTACACATTGGGCAGCCACATCCTTCGTATGCTTTATCCATTCCTACATTTGATTCTAATGATGGCATTACCATTACCTCCGATGCCTTTGCTCCAACAAAATATTCAGTCTCCTCAAGACCGCCTTCTTCCATTTCAAAAAGTTGTATTAGTATGGCTGGTTCTGTTGGGCTTGCCTCAAGAGCATATTCAGATCCTGGAGTTCCAAGCATTCCTTCTATCATAACATGAACAACACGACCCACATACATTTCTTCTTCGTGTGGGGCCATAACCATGTCGCCTTCTTTGACCATTGCCTTGCCTATATTGCCCTCAGAGCGGTTTATAGCATAGATCTGTGCTGCAGCCTCAGAACGAGTCTTATGGCATCCCATAACCTCTCCTGTGTCCTTTAAAGCGGGGTATCCAGAACAACCATTGGACCCCTTAGCACCTATACGATACGGCATATAAGTAGTATATCATAATATTGATAGTGATATAATGTATATGATATAGGAGAAATAATGCCCAAAAAACCAGCAAAGCATATGAATTATAACGAAGAAATAACTTATAATGACGACGAAATTGAAGATAGTTTTATAATATCTCAGAATCAATTAACAAATGCTAAATTATTTAGTTCAAGGGAAGAGTATGCAAAAAACTTTAAGAAAAAAATATCTTATTTAGAAGTTGGAGTGGCTTGGGGATATTCTGCACAAATGTTTATTGATTATGCGGAAGCGGATAGTGCAGACTTATTAGATTGGTATAATCAAGATCTTAAGTGTTGGTCATGGAGAAAATTTGGTTCTTGCCAATGTACAGGATTTAAGCATGAAATATTATATACGCCAGAAACACACGAACAATACATTAAAGATAAATTCTCTTATCACAAAAATATAAAAACTATAAAAGGAGATGCATTAGATTTATTGCCAACTTTAAATAAAAAATATGATCTTATATATATAGACATAACAAATGAACGAATAACCACAAGAAAGGTATTATCATATTGCTCAAACTTAGTTGATATAGGTGGAATCATTGGTCTTAATGATTACTTGATTTATGATGGTATAATTGAAGATGCCCCATATGGAACATTTCAAACTGTAAATGAGTTTTTAGAATTAAATAAAAATTGGGTAGTTGATGCAATAGCATTACATAACCTCGGATTTTATGATATATATATTAGGAGAGAATCTTAGTGAAATGGGAAATTGAAAAAAAAGAAAACTTTGATAGTTTAAGAATAAAAGAATTTGATCAAACATGGGGTCCATTTGTTATTGATTGTCAACAGTATAATAACAATAATAATAAAAGTTCAGAATACGGCTACAGTACTGATGGAAATTTTCATTATTTAAGCAATCTTCCAGTAGAAGAAATAATTGATAAAACTGTAGAAGTAGTATATAAATATAATAAAAATTGGTTTAGATGTGATAATTTTATTAAAAATCATAAAGGACTTCATATTTTATATGCTGGATGTTCTAATACCGAGGGAGTTGGATCTAATATAGAAGACACTTGGTCTCATATGTTACACCTAAAACTTTCTGAGTATAATGATATAAGCGGATATTTTAATTTAGGGAAAGGTGGTTATGGATTACATAAAATTTTAAATAATTTTATTGTTTACATAAAAGAATATGGTAAGCCAGATTATTTTTTTGTTTTAGCGCCAAACGTATTGAGGGGTTGGAAATGGGAAAATAATGCATGGATGTACGCTCAAAAAATTCCCTATGATACAAAACAAGATAACCTACAAGAACAAATATTAGATCATAGAAAAGAACTTCCTAATTGGCTTACCCTTATGAATGCACTAGAATCAATATGCCACACTAACAATATAAAGTTTTTATGGAGCACTTGGGACCTTAATGAAATACCAAATATATTAAAGTCAGGACTATTTAATGATTCATTTTTTCCATTACCCGAAAGAACTGAATCAGTTATTGAAGGATACAGGCCAGGATTAAAAATGAATAAAGGAGATCTTATAGCAAGAGATGGACATCCTGGAAAGGTTGTTCACGAAATTTGGAGCGATTATTTTATTAGAGCAATAAAAGGACGAGGCTGGCTAAATGTTTAAAAAAATTGTTAGATGGTATAGAATAAAAAAAATAAAAAAAGAGTTAAATAAACCTAAACCTTATATATATTAGGATAGAATGATGACAAGTTGGGAAATTGAAACAAAAGAGCCTTTGGATTATTTAAAAATAAAAGAATTTGATGTAACATGGGCGATGACCCCAGAAGAGGCATTATCAAAATATAATATAAAATTCGGTTACAGAACCGATGGGAATTTTCATTATTTAGATAAACTTCCAGCAGAAAATATCATTGATAAGAGTGTACAGGTTTTATATAAATATAATCAAAACTGGTTTAGATGTGATAATTTTACTAAAAATCATAATGGATTACATATTTTATATAGTGGATGCTCAAATACAGAAGGTTATGGGGCTAATATAGAAAACACTTGGCCTCATATGCTACATTCACATTTGTCTAATTTTAATACTATTAGTGGATATTTTAATTTAGGAAAGGGTGGAAATGGATTACATAAAATTTTAAATAGTTTTATTGCTTATATAAAAGAATATGGCAAACCAGATTATTTTTTTGTTTTGGCTCCTAGCGTATTAAGAGTATGGGAATGGGAAGATGGCTTTTGGAAATATAAAACAAAGCCTTTATATGCTACATACGAAGATAAAATAAAAGAATTAATTCTAGATCATAGAAAAGAATTTCCCAATTGGCTAACACTAATGAACGCATTAGAAGCAATATGCAATACCAATGATATTAAATTTTTATGGACCACTTGGGATAACAATGAAACCATTAATATAATTCAAACAGAACTTTTTAATAATTCATTTTTTCCATTGCCACCTAGATATGATTTCATTGTTGAGAAATACAGACCAGGATTAAAAATGAATAAAGGAGATCTTAGAGCAAGAGATGGACATCCTGGAAAGGTTGTTCACGAAATTTGGAGCGATTATTTTATCAAAGAAATAAAAAAACGTGGTTGGTTAAATGTTTAAAAAAATTGTTAAATGGTATAGAATGAAAAAAATAAAAAAACAATTAAAGGCAACAAAATATTTTATTTATTAAATTATATATGATATAATAAATACATGGAAAGTCTAACACCAGAACAGCAGGCTGAAGTAATTGTTCATAAAATAATGCAGGCAACAAAAGATAAAATAGTTTCTATTCTACAACCTCAGTTTGATAAAATATCAGATGGACATATTCATTTTGATAAGGGTTTAGCGGACGCTATTATTACTGATATTAAAAACGCATAATAAAAAAGCAGTTTAGCCACATGCTCAGGTGGCTTTTTATTTACTTTATTTTGATTGTTTTTGGTTTCTTTTCTTCGGGGATGTTTCTCTCCACAAAGACGCTAAGAATACCGTCTGCCATTTCAGCACGATCAACCTCCATATACTCTCCAAGAGCAAAGGTGCGTGTGAACTTTCTGGTTGCGATACCTTTATGAAGGACATTAGTTTCGTCCTCTTCGGTTTTTTCACCCTTGATAATTAAACTTCCATTATCCACAGAAACCTCTACCTCGTCCTTGCTAAAACCAGCAAGTGCTAAAGATAGTTTGTAAGTGTCCTCATCAAGTTTTACCACATCATATGGTGGATAAGATTGACGAGTTGCCTCACGATGGATATTTGAAAGACGGTCCAACTCTCTGTTGAAACCAATAAAAAATGGATCCTTAAATAGATCCAATGCAAATGAACTTACCATTATTTCCTCCTTGTTAAGCGAGTTCAATTTGTACCCCCCTTTGGGCAGGTACAGTATATTAAACGTAATGGGGCACGGAATTATTCCCGATACCCCATTATGATTTTAATTTATAGATGATCTGCTGGAGTTCCGCCACCAGAAGACTTCTTCTTTTTGGCTGGAGCCTTTTTCTTGGAAGCAGACTTCTCTGCTAACTTCTTAAGTTCTGCATCAGCCAAATTTGCTACCCAACCAAACGCAGGGTCTTTTGGATTGATTGCTCTTATTGCTGGTCCTACTACTGCAATTAAACCTGCAATTAATAAGCCATCTATTCCAAGATCGCTATTAGCCTGATATGACTGTGCTACAGCAACACCAAATGATGCAATATAAGTCTCTAGCACTTTCTTTTGTTTTTCTTTAAGTTTCATTTTTCCTCCTAGGATATGAACTTTGTTATGACTGACCACAATGGTTGTGCCAGCCATATTCCAATTATACCAGCAACGCCAGCAAACACTGGTGGCGCTGGTAATGGAAGTTTAAATGCTAAAAATATCAAGCCACACACTAATCCAGTTATTAAAGATATAATTGTGGTGTAATCCATTATTCTTTCTCCTTTATTTTATCAAGTGGTGTTGGTAATGTTATTAAAGTTCCACAGTCTCTACATGTACCGTCCAAAAAATATAAACCTATTTCATAGTCTATTGGATCAAATTGAACCACTGCGTTAAAAAAAACACAGCCACAATTAGGACATGAACAGGTTGGAATTCCTCTAGCATCAATCATTAGGAATATCTTCTGGATATATTTTTTGTAATTTATTAAAAGCAATCTTTATTTTTTTTATAGAATCTACATTAGGATTGGCTAACTCATCTTCAATTTCTGATTTAAAAACTAAAAGGGAGTTGTGAACATCTTCTATGTATTTATATGCAATGTCACGAGTTTCATTTAAAAAAGAAAGCAAATGTTCTCTTTCAGGCTGATTGTTCTGATTAAATCTATTTTCTATAAACTCAACATCTTTGATTGTTTGATTCATTATTAATAATAACTGAAGATTTTTATTTTTTAATCTAATAACTTCTAAAGATAATCCAAAAATAACTAGCACAAACAATAAAAATAATATAAACTCAAACATTTCTCTCCTCATGTGTTATCCAGTAGTATTTACAAGTAGAGCAGCACGGCTGATTATATATACTGTATTTTGCATGTGCAAACTTTAAATAATACATTGGATCTTTATCAAATAAACTAGCCTTATGTGTAGTAATTACACGCATTAACTTATTTGTGTCGTTCCAGAATGAAGGCTTTTGATTGCCCCATTTGTCCCAGCATTGATCTTTAAGTCTATTAAGATTAGCCTCATTGTTTTCTGTACGAATACCTCGATTACGAGCCTCACGAATCATAGCCTGAACATATTGCCATAATCCACGCTCATAACCTTTCCACATAAGAACCGCAGGATGGTTGCGCCAGCCACCTGTAGGAGATTTGCCAGACAGAACATTAAGTATTTGATAGCATTCAAGTATTTGTTTATTAAGACGTTTACTATCAAGCCAGCGGGCAGTTGTAACTGGATTTGCTGAAGGCAAAAATGTTTGCACTAACTTCTCCTAACTTCAAAATTTCCCCAACGAGCAGATCTTAATAATACTCTTTCGCTGTATTGTTTGTCAAGTTCTAAATGGTTCCAATGTTTTATTTCATGTTTATTTGCCACATCAATTGCCTCTTCTTCAGAGTTTGCCTTTACGTGCAATTCATACTCATCTCTAATTATTGCTTTAACAATGTAGGTGTTATCCCCTTCTCCAAATGGAACTATTCCATCATAATATGTAAAATCAATATTTATAAAATTTCCACCTATAACCTTACATTTAATAATATCTTTTTGTAAAACTATAAATTTCTTTTCGACAACATGTTCGTTGTCATTAAATAAAATTTTTCCAAAATCAGAAGTGCAGGCCAAAGCATTTATCGTTCCAGAACTATTTGGGACAGCGCCATCTATTATTGATATATTATATTTGTATTTAAATTTACTAATAGATATTGCTAATAATGCTTCTTTGACATCATTATAATTATTAAAGTCAAACGCTTCAAAAGGGGCTCCTTTAGAAACAAATATGTCATCTTCAACCCAAATTCCCACAGCAGTTTTGGGCATATTGAAATTATCTATATTAATCTTTTCCTCCTTCTCTAACAAGAAGAACAATGGCTCCATTATCCTCAAGAGCCTTTTTAACTCTTATCATATATTCTACAGCACGACGCTTATCTTCGTCAAGCAGTAACATAAAAGATTTTTCTGGAGCACGAACGGTAATAAAACTATCATTATCTATTAGTTCTAATTTAAATCCCTTTGGAGCAAAGTGATCTAATGATCTAAATGCCCTCTTCATATTATCTGTATACATTATTTTCTACCCCATTTAATTTTATTCCAACCACGCTCATGGAAGTAATAAAGAATTGTTTTTGTAAATACCTCAAAACTTGCGATTGCACCTGCTGTGACAGGCTCTTTAGTTATGACCCAAGAGATAACAAA